GATTGTAGATGTATTTAAACCAATTATAGAAAGAGTTTCTGAAGCTACCGGAGGTTTTGATGCATTAGGTAAAGTGCTAGGAGGAGCTTTGAGTATTGCAGTTAATGTAGTTGTAGGAGCCATTCAGGGTATAGTGCTGGGTGTTCAAAAGGCACAATTAGCCTGGGAAGAATCATTTTTCGGTGACGGTGATCCTGAAGAAATTAAAAGACTAAATTTAGCTATTACAGAAACACAAGGTAAGTTACTTGAAACTGGCGAAAGGATAAAAATTGCTGGTAAGCAGATAGGAGATAATTTTGTTGAGGCAGTAGGAGAGGTAGGTACTCTAGCACAAGGTATAGCAGAGGGTGTTGCAATCGCAGTAGAAACTATAGACGTAGAATCAGCATCGGCTCAAGCTAAACGCCTGGTTGAATCTAAAAAGAATTTCGAGTTACTGGCTTTGCAGCAACAACGCCTGGTTGAAAAGTATGATTTACAAGCTGAGCAACAACGTCAAATAAGAGACGATGAAACACTTTCTATTGCAGACAGAATAAAGGCTAACGAAGAGTTAGGAAAGGTCTTAGAAGACCAAACTGAGGCAGAAAAGAATACTATTCAGCAACGTATTAACGCTATACAAACAGAGATTGATTTAAAGGGCGAATCAGTAGAGCGTACAAACGAGCTTTATCAATTAAATACTGAGCTATTAGCAATAGACGCTAAGGTTGCTGGTTTTAAGTCTGAGCAGCTAGTTAATGAGATAGGCTTAAAAAAAGAATTAATAGACCTAGACAAGACTAAAGCAGAAAGCCTTAATGAGCTAGCTATTAATGAAGCTAATTTTTTAGCAGAGCAAGGGAATAATGAGTTGGCAAAAATTCAAGCTAAAAGAGATGCATTTGAATTAGAGAAAGAATTAGAATTAGAAAGGTTACAATTTAACATTGATAACACACAAAAAGGCACTCAAGCTCGTATTGATGCTGAAACTGAATTAGCAACTAAGCAGCAAGAATTTGGTCATCAAAAAATAGAGTTAGATAAACTTGAAGCTGAAACTAAAAAGGCATTGGTACAACAAGGTCTTGATGCAGTTATCCAAGCAGCCGGTGCTGAAAGTGGAGTAGGTAAAGCGTTATTTGTAGCAAAACAAGCTCTTGCATTAAAAGAGTTAATTATGAATGCTAAATCTACTTTGAGTAAAGCTACGATGAATGCAGCAGAAAGTGGTACAGATATAGCTAAAGGAACTGGTAAAGCAGCAGCATCAGCTCCACCACCATTTAACTTAATCCCTATTGCAATATTTGCAGCTCAAGCCGTTGGTATTATATCTAGTATAAGGTCAGCTATGTCTAAAACAAAGGCAGCAACATCTAAGTTTGGAGCCGGAGGAGGAGGAGGAGGCGTGCCGTCAGCACCATCTCCAGTAGCTGCTACACCACCAGCTTTTAATATTGTTGGGTCAAGTGGCTCTAATCAATTAGCAGATGCTATTGGTGGTCAATCTCAGCAGCCTATACAAGCGTTTGTAGTGTCTAACGATGTTACTACGGCTCAATCAATGGAAAGAAATATTGTAGAAAACGCAACATTATAAACTCAAATCGTTATATAAATATGAAAATTATAGAATTAGTTATTGACGAGCTTCAAGAAGATGGAGTAGAAGCTATATCAGTGGTAGAATCTCCAGCCATAGAAGAGAATTTTGTGGCTCTTAAATCTAAATCAGTCGAGGTTAAGTTTGAGAAGATTGACGGAGAAAAGAAAATACTTATGGGACCTATACTGATCCCTAATAAACCAATTTTTAGAATAAATGGAGAAGACGAGTATTACATATATTTTAGCCGTGATACTGTGAAGAAAGCTTCAGAGCTTTACCTACAAGCTGGTAATCAATCTCAGAGTACTTTAGAACACGAGATGAAAATACAAGGTCTTACCCTGGTTGAATCCTGGATAGTCGAAGACAAGGCTAATGATAAGTCTAATGTGTATGATATGGATGTTCCGGTCGGTACCTGGATGGGTGCAGTAAAAGTAAACAACGATGAAATATGGAATGACTATGTAAAGACTGGTAAGGTAAAAGGCTTTTCAATAGAGGGGTACTTTGCAGATAAGGCCGAAAGACCTAAAGAGCCTCTACCTGAATCATTATCTAGTATAGAAGATGAAGAAGCTGATGCTATCGTAGAAAAATTAAAGACGTATTTTAAAGAGTCTGAGGGAACGAACTTAGAATCATTTAATGACTATCCACAGAGCGTAAAGAACAACGCTAAAAGAGGTAGAGAATTAAACGAGAAGGTAAACAACAAGTGTGCAACACAAGTAGGAAAGGTAAGAGGAGCCACTTTGGAGAAAGGTGGTAATCTAGAAGCTGATACTATTATGCGTATGTACTCATACCTAAGTAGAGCTGAGGAAGACTATGACGAGAACGATTCAAAAGCTTGTGGTACTATCTCTTATTTACTATGGGGAGGCCTGGCTGGTAAACGCTGGGCAGAAAGCAAGCTAAAAGAACTAGGTAAGTTAGACCTAGATATGGATGATGCGTGTTGGAAAGGTTATGAGGCAATCGGTTTTAAAATGAAAAATGGAAAAAAGGTACCTAACTGCGTGCCGATAAAAAGAAAGTAATATGAATAATGATAAAAACTACACAATAGGATATGCCATTCCTAACGGAGGTCGTAGAGGATGTTTATGTAAAGATAAAGATACATACTCAAGAGATTGCTGCGAGGGATATTTTATAAACCAAGGAATAGGAAACATTAATCGTAGTTCTTAAACGCAAATAGAGTTTAATTAATCGTTATATGTAAAGTTAAACAATTATTAAGCAAAATTAGTCAATATGAATAAATCAAATGAAGTTTTGAGTAGAGTAAAACAAGCCTTAGGTATTGAGGTAGCTCTAGAACAACGTAAGTTGGAAAACGGAACGATAATCGAAGCTGAAAAGTTCGAGTCAGAAGAGCCAGTATTCATCGTTACAGAAGACGAGAAAATTGCTCTACCGGTAGGAGAATACCAAATGGAAGACGGAATGACTCTAGCAATAGCTGAAGAGGGTATCATATCTGATATCGTAGAAAAGGTTGCAGAGAAAGTAGCTGATGAAGAAACTGAAGAAGTTGAGGCAGAAGCAGAATCAAGAGAGCCAAAGAAAGTAGTAGAAAGCACCGTTAAGGAATCTCATTTTGCAGAAGAAGAAAAGAAAGAAGAGAAAGAAGAAATGGGTTACGCTACTAAAGAAGAGTTAGGTAAGGCCGTAGAAGAAATCAAAGCTATGATTGACGAAGTTAAAGCTCAATATGTTAAGAGTGGAGAAGATAAAGAAGAAGAGGCAGCTGAGTTAAAAGAAGAGTTATCTAAACCAGCAGTTAAGCCTTTGCGTCATAATCCTGAAGCAGCTAATCAAAAAAGAGATTTAGTTCAGTTTGGAGCTAATGGTAAAAACACAATTTTAAATAGAATTTTAACAAAAATAAATCAATAATTTTTTTAATTAATCAAAGATGGCAAATAGTTTAAACACACCAATCACAACAACATATGCTGGCGAATTTGCTGGAAAGTATATCGCAGCAGCATTGTTATCAGGAGATACCCTAGATAAAGGTGGTATCACTATCAAACCTAATGTAAAATACAAAGAGGTAATCAAGAAATTAGATACCGGTTCAATAGTTAAGGCTGCGACTTGTGACTTTACTACTACTGACGATGTAATTACTTTATCTGAGCGTATTCTTGCACCAAGTGAGTTTGACGTAAATTTACAATTATGTAAGCAAGACTTTAGATCTGACTGGGAAGCAGTTGATATGGGTTTTTCAGCTTATGATAACTTACCACCTGAATTTTCTAATTTCTTAATCGCACACGTTGGAGAGAAAGTGTCTGAGCACATAGAAAACCAAGTATGGAAAGGAACTGGAGCAGCAAACGGAATATCAGGTTTTACTACTTTATTCGCAGCTGATACGAATGTACCTAAAGTTGGCTCAAGTGCTACTTCTATAACATCTACAAACGTAATAGAAGAATTAGGTAAGCTAGTAGATGACATTCCTAGCTCAGTTAAGTACAAAGATGATTTACACCTTTACGTATCTAACCACATTTATGGACAATATGTACGTGCATTAGGTGGATTTGCTGCTGCTGGTGTAGGAGCTGCCGGTGTAAATGCTGCTGGTACAAATCAAGATTTAGGTCAATCTTTATTATTTGACGGAATCAAAATATTCAGAGCACCTGGTCTAGCTAATAATGATATGGTAGCTGCTGAAAAGTCTAACTTATTCTTTGGTACTGGTTTATTATCAGACAAAAATGAGGTAAGAGTTTTAGATATGGCAGAGCTTGACGGAAGTCAAAATGTTAGAGTAATTATGCGTTTTACTTACGGAATCCAGTATGGAATCCCTAGTGATATCGTATATTACACTATCTAATAAATTTAATAATCCATAGGGAGGCTTGTTAATTCAGGCCTCTCAATATAAAAAAACACATATGAGTTGTACTTTAAATACCGGTCGTATTGAGCCTTGTAAAGACTCCGTAGGTGGACTAAAGAATGTCTACTTTATAGACTATGGCACCTTAGGTGTTGTAGGTTACGATACAACCAATACAGACACAATAGATGATTTTGGAGGATCCTTC